CCAAGCCTTTACCAATTGCTTCGTAACTCATAGTTCCGAAAAGTTTTACGGCTCCAGCCAATATAGCTATTCCAGTTGCAATTCCTATAATTCCAACGCCTGCAGCAGCTAGAGTAGGACCTTTTCCTTCAAGAAGAAGCGACACTCCAACCATTGAACCAAGCAAGATAAGTATTGCGCCCATGCCTTTTTCAAGATCATTCCAACTAAGCTGAGCCAAAAGTGCAACCGCCAATGAAAGAATTAACATCGCTCCGGCAAGAATTTGCAATCCAACAGCAATGGCTGCAAATTTAACTGACCCTGAAGTTCCAGTTACTTTTTGCAAAATAGCAAATGCACCAAGTAATTCACCAAAACCAACTGCCATTGCTGTTAAAGCTTTAGTTAATTTAGCCGAATCAATCAAAGAAAGAGCAATAACAGAAAGTGTTAATATGCCCATAGCTTCGGCAATTTTCATTAAAGTGCTTGCATTGATGTTTGTTTCCATTGCTTTAAGCACACCAGTAAGTTGGTCAAACATGCCGCCAATTTTATCCATAAGTCCTTGTGCAACATTAATGTTTATGCCGCCTTTAAGGAATCTAGCAATAAGAAGAGCGATTCCACCAAGCAGGGCGGTATTTATTGTATCAAGAACTGGCTTAAAATCTCCTGATTTCATAAATGAAGCAATATTCTTACCAAGGTCTTTGAAAAATCCGCCAATTTTTTGCAAAGCAGTATTAAGAACTTCACCAACTTTACCCAAAGCTTTTGAAAGAGGAGCCCAAATATCCCCTAATTTACCCAAACCATCTTTTAGTGAAGCAAATCTATCGCCAACTCTACCAAAAGCTGGTGAAACTTTATCAACAGGATCACTCTTGAAGAAAGAAATAATTTTATCTTTAAGATCTTGGATAAAAGCAATCGGTACCTTAACCGCATTTGTTAAAGTATCAAAGAATTTCTTTATATTACCAGGAGAAGCAACTCCCTTATTCAATGCAGTGAAGAAATTAGCTACTTTTAGAAACATGTCACTAATTGGTCCACCACCAAGACCAAGAAGTGCACCAACCAATGAAGCAATAAATTTTATGCCTTCTTTTACAATTGACCAAGCAATGCTTAGAATAGAAAATATACCTTTGAAAACAGTTCCAATTTTAGTAGCAGCATCTTTAGTTATTACAAGATGATCAGCCAATTTCTTAAAAGCATTAGCAAGTGTAATAATAATTGAAGTTGATGAAGAAGGAAAGATTTCTTTGAATGATTTTCCAGCAATACTAAGAATTTTACTAAAAGATTGATATAATTCTTTAAGACCAGCAGAGAAATTAGGAATAGCTTTGGTTAAATTAGCAAAACTCAATCCATTTATTTGTTTAATAAGATTTCCAGTAGCAACTCCTTTTAGATCCATAAATGTTTTAATTAGAGGCTTCATTGCTTTTGTAAAATCATCCACCTTAGGTGAAATGGCATTAAACAAATCTCTTTGCTGCGTCAAATGGGGGGTCATAAAGGCAGCGCCAAGCCTAGACAAGGCGGCTTTCATATTAGCTAAAGAACCTACATATGTCTTATTAGCTTCCTGCGCATGCTTACCAAAGGCGTCGTCCATAGCCTTAGCAAAGGTTTTAAAGTCAATCTCGCCATCTCGAGCCATTTGGCGAATTTGCGGTTCTGTCTTTCCCAACTGTTTTCCCAATTGTGCGGCAACATTTATGCCTCGCATTGAGATTCGTTCTAGGGTATAACCAGTTACTTTACCCTGGCCGGCAGCAGCAGTGAAAATATCAGATATTTCGGAGAACGAACTACCAGTCATTCCAGCAACACCAGCAACACCACGAAGGGCGGCTGTCATTTCGTCGCCAGCTTTAATTCCAGAACCACCAAACTGAGCAGCAGTCTTAGCGGCTTCATCAAGACCATAAGCTGTACCAACTACAGCTTTTCTTGCGCTTTCCATTGATGCTTCTACATCAGCGCCAAGACCTTCAAATAAGAATCTTGCTTGCTCAAGGTTTTTAGCTCTTGTAGTACCGCCTTCAAATATAGATCCTAAAGCTTTCTTACCCACATTTTCTATAAAGCCCAAACCTTTATTGGTAAGGGTTTGAATAACAGTAAATCCAATTGCACCTAGAGCAGAGAATTTATGACTAATGTTTTCAACAGCATCGGCCATTCCACCTAAATTTACATGATCGGCGGCGTCTCCAACTTCTGAAATTCCTTTTGCAGCGCCTTTAAGTTGAAGAGCTTTATCCAGTTGATTTATACTGTCAATTGTGGAGCTTATTCTTCTTTCAAACGAAGCGTTGTCAAAAGTCATCTTGACAACACGTTCATCTACACTAGCCATTTTCCACCTCCTTCCAAACATAATCAACCAAATTATCAAATACTGATCTCATTGCCGGATTAATATAGTCTCTAGGAGGAACATAACCACCAGTTCCGGTTCCATGGCCATACTGAATAAGCACAGCAATATTTACGCCGCCTTCTATATCAGTGTTATACCACCAAATTCTATGCATTCCTGATTCTTTAACAATTTCATAACCCCAAGAACTAGCTGCCAAACCAGTTTCTCTTGGAGTAGCTCTTGAAAGAGCATCTACACCTTGACGTCCACCAGCAGGCAAACCACTAAACATTTTATCTGTTTTTAAGAAATCTAAAAACTTTTCAGTTTTGTTAAACGATCCTGTTACGCTGGCAGAAATCATGGCGTTTACCCTCCAATAGGAGTACCATCCGTATTGAAATATAAACTGGCTACTACAGGCCAGTTCGCTTGAGTCAAACTAAGCAAATCTTCATCAGTTACCAATGATTGATCTATATCGCCATTTGGTTGTTCTACTTTGTCAGCAATTCCTGGACCACCAGCATCGAGGCGAATAAATACAGATCCTGAAGTAGACTCATTACGCATAATATCATTTGCTAAGGATTTATGATCCTCTAGTTGGGAATCCTTGTAAATATAAGCTTGCTGAAGATTTACCGAATGAACACGAGCTTGAAAATCCGGATCATTCTGAAGCTTAGCTTGTGTATGATAGCTCATAATTCTCCTTTATTAAAGACCCATATCGTATACAGTTATGTATGCACTAGACAAGCGAAGTTCTCCAGGAGAAGTTCCACCAGTAATTAAAAACTGTTGACTAACTTGGCCAGCTTTTGCTTGAAATACTTCTGCTATACTCCAAATATTAGCTGAATTAAGTGGAATTATTCCACCATGAAGAGTACGTCGCCATTCTGGAGTAGCCCAATCTCGCATATCTACAGTTGAACTTGTAGCAGCAGTAGTAACTTGGCCAAAATTTCCTGTAAAACAAACAAGATAAAATCGACCAGCTTCTACAGGACATACTGGTGGAGTCCACATCGTTACATAAGGCGCTTGGCAAGCCCCAGCCCCAGGACCAGCCCGCATTACAATACCTTTTGGTAAAGTCGCATCAATATATGGATCTTTCCAAGATGAATCATTATCTGTAGAAGAATTCTTTGTCAATAATTGACCTATAGCTCCACCAGCAGGAACACCTAGGCCATCAGCACCCGGAGGACCTTGCGCACCATCAACACCATTTGTACCATTAGTTCCTGGAGGTCCTGTTGCACCACGAACATTCCCAGCATCTATTACTACCCCGCCTCTTTGCATAAGAATAAGATTATCGCCCTGAACTTCACCATCAATAACTGTTTCATTTTCAATTACAAGCATACGTTCAGCTGTAAACCCAGTTATTGTCGCCATGTATTTACATCCTCCTCATTCTTATCACTGCTACTTATAGTATAGGTATCAGGATCCAAATATATTGCCGTATCTGACGTAATTTCGAACGTAGTTTCGTCAAGCATAACAATTTGGCCTTCTCGAGCTGATTCTGCACTCCATGTACCATCACCATGATCAGTAATGATAAGACGATCCCATTTCCTAATAAATGTAGCAAGACCCTTTAATGGAGGAAGATATGCATCGCTATCCTCATCACCATAAATAATTCCTTCTAAATCTTCAAGAAGCCAATTATCTAATTTTGTACTATCAAATATAACATGAACAGTAGGTCTATAATTTTCGATAGCTTCTGGAATTCCAGTAATTGTCCATTCAAATTCTAATGGATTTGTATCTTGTGCCAAAGTTTGATATGTTCTTTGAGAAGGAAGTGCTGTTAAATTATACAAAAGATGAATTTTATAACCGTACTCTAATCCTTCAACATCGTTTCCAATTTTAGTTTGATACGATAAACCAAATCTACTTGTTGGTTGATCTGCAATGAAAAACCCAGATTGTTCTTCTAAAATACCTTCATATGGAAGAAATTCATCTGGAAAAGTCCAAGCTTTCAAAACTCCTGAAAAATCACCATTTGTTACAATGTCATTAAATTTAATCCCATCAAAGTAAATTGGTTGAACTGAGTTTGATACGTTTTCTTCAATAGAAGTAAGGCCGTTCCAAGAGGTTCCAATACCGGATGAATCATAAAAAACGCCCTTACTAACTGCTGTTTCATAAAAGTGTTTCCCAGTTTCATCCCAGACAAGTGCAGTCATTTGGACTCCAATCAACCCCTTGTGTTAAGTTCCGCTCGACGCTTATCGTTAAGCTCTCTGTTTCTTTGTGCGATCTCGTTTCGGCTCATCTTTGTTGGCTTTGTGTTCTTGATATTGCAAATACGTATTAAAGCGAATAATCTATTAAGATGCCACTTTTCGCATTCAAATGGAATTTGAAACGCAACCATCCAATAATAAATTAATTCAGCAGTAATTACTTCTCCTCTACCTTTTCTCTCTGGCATTGAACCAAAAGTTGTCGCTGATTCTTTGGACTCAATGTACTTGTTAATATCCTCTATATTTTCCTTGCTAAGCCTGTTAAACAAATTTTCTGGATAATTTTTGTTAATAATCATAGACTCAATGTAAGAAAAAATTTCTCGTGTAGTTTTGGGCTGGCTTGTCAAAAAAGGAGTTTGATGAATTGACTCCCATTTTGACAGTGAGATCAGAGAATGCTCTAACTTCAATTCAAAATCTCCAACAGATTCGAAACTTTCTGTCTCTTCATTGAAGTATTCAGTTCCAAGAATAATAATTTTGAGCATTCTCCAATCTCCTATCAATCAAATCAAGGAGCTTTTCCAGAAGTCCAAGCTGTTCCATCCCAATAAGCTTGACCAGCAACGCCACTAGTTCCAGTTTGAACATACTCTCCAGTTACCCAAGGAGTAGTAGGTGCGGCGGCAATAAGAGACGCTTGCAAAGCAGGAACATTTGACGGAGGAGCAGCTCCAGGAGGAGTCCAAGTTCCTGGTGCACCGGATGTTGCGCCAGTGGCGAGATTGACTCCCAAGAGGGCAATCACCTCATCTGGAAGAGGAAGCTTGGCCTCTGATGTGTCACCTCCATAAAGTTCGGCTTCAAGTGATGCAAGACCGGCTTTGTCGACCATGGTCGAATCAACTACCATCAATGAAGTTGGCTTATAATTGGATACTGGAACAGGAGTTGTAGAGATAGTCCAACTGAAAGCAATGGCTTCAGGAGAATCATTAACTGTGTTAAAAGCCTTCTCCGATGGAGTAGCAATACATCCATAAACAAGATGAAGCTTATAACCATAACTATCGCCTGAAAGATCATTGCCAATTCTGCTACGATACGACAGCCCAAATGTTTTACGAGGCTGTTGCCCAACAAACACGCCTGGTGTAGGAACACCAAGACCATCAAATTCTGAAAACTCAGGAGGATAAGTGAATGCGTCAATTGTAGCACCAAATTCCTCAACTGAAATAAGGTTCAGGTATTTGATGTTATCAGCGTACTGAGCATTCGGTTCAGCTCCACTAGGGCTTTCAGTTACAGTCGTAAGACCATTCCATGGAACACCACTAGCATAAACACCATCAGCATCTGGAATATAAAGAACTCCGTGATCAATGCCAGTTTCGTAGAAACGCTCACCAACAAGATCCCAAACTAGTGCGG